TTGAATACACCGTCAATGGCTGTTCACAGTTAACGGTAGATATCGCCGACAAAGATTTGGAGATGTACCGCAACAATTATTTTCAGGTATCAACACCAATCTTGTTTAAAGGTGGAGATAAGGACCCGAATGGATTTGGTGAGACTTTTAGGATTTCGGTCATTGAGATTTCACAGGCAGACGATGGATACTTTCTTGTTCGTCTTGTATGCAGAACAAAAGCGGTGCAAGAAATGAAAGAGGACAAAACACCTCAGTCCTACCGCTCTTCTACGGGGTTTGAATTCGCTCGCAAAGTAGCAAATAAGTTTGGTTTGATTCCATACATTGAAGAGGTAAAAGGCGTAAAGCAGTCCACAATTAAAGTCAAAACCAAGAACAATAAAGATTCCGTGTTTGATGTTTTGCTGCGCGCAGCACAAGACATAAATTTTTTGACTTTTGTGTCCAACGGACGACTGTTTTTTGGGTCTCCACAATGGTTGTTGGGCAGATGGGGTTTTGAGCAAACCGAACTCGTGAAAGTGGAAACATACGAAGGAAAACTTCAACCCCGAAAATTATATTATGTTCCTCTCCTGTATCCCCATGAGGCGTTTCAGGGGATAGACCCTGAGACAAAACGATTACTGTTGTTGAAAGCGCCGAGCGTTAGAAGGTCGGAAGATTCCGTAAAGGAGTCTGAGGGTTCCGCAGAAATTTGGGGTGGACCCTTATACGGAAAAGGTGAAGGCTCTGCCTATAGGTTGCGGGCAGGCATGACCGTCATTCCGTGGCTGATGGTTAATGGGAAGAACGTGTTTGCAGATGACAATTACAAGGACGGTTTTGACAACGCATACCTGATAACAAGTGTGAAGTATCAATTCGGTCGGCCAGAACCTATTTCGATAGCGTTTGCGACTACGACTAAACTTGCGCCAGAAGACAAAAGAAAAATGAACGAAAAGATAGCCGAGGCTGTAGTCATCGGCGGAGGGTCCAAATAGACATGGATGACGGTTTTGATGTTCGGTTGAGTAGAGCAGATTCTCTCGCAACGAACAAAGAAGGTTCTTCTTCGTTGCACATCGGTATTGTCACGGCTGTCACCGCCGCCACAAAAACAGTATTTGTTAGGATTCCCGCAATCAATATTGAGGCTGCTGTCGGTCCGTACAAATGCATTCAGCCGTTTAGGAACCAAGTTGTGACTCCGGTCAAGCAAACAGTTACCACTACATCCGCTGCCGACCCCGATGGTGGAACGTTTTTGACGAGTGCATCATTGAGTTCATCCACAACCGATATTCAAGGCGTGTACGGTTCCCTCGTCTTGCCTGTTGTCGGAGACCGCGTGGTGGTACTCTTGATTAACGACTCTTTGGATGAAGGCGTGGTAATCGGAAAACTATGAACACTTTACGTCTGCCTATTGCTTTCAATTTCGACAGCACAATGGAAACGATTACTGACGGCACCGACGAATTTTATGCAACGCTGCTCGGAAACGCGATACAAATACAAAAAGGCGAACTTGCATTGAGCAGACTTTTCGGTATAGACGACCCTTCTTTTTCGGGTAAATCTTTGACCACCCTCATAAACGAGGCGGCATCGTATGTTCCAGAAATCCTAGTTTCTGAAGACTCAACAGTAACGAGAGCAGATAGCGACGGAAATATTAATCTAAAAATAAAATTTAAGAAAGTTACCTAATTATGTCCAACCCAAATTTTCAAGAATATGTAGATTTCACCGTTTTTGACTTAGATGCGGATGAGGTTTACGAAGATGCGGTTGAGTATGCACAAACATCTTTTCCTGAATTCACTCCGAGACTCGGAACAGTTGAAAATGCCCTCCTAGAGGCGACATCCTTTCAAACGGCATACATGGTTGACGCAGCCAACCGTCTACCAAACGGGTTGATGGAGGGATTGCTGAAACTCATGGGTTTCAACAGAATTAGTGCCACACCATCGGAAGGAACCGTAACATTTGACGTGACCGTAAACACCGGCGTGACAATTAGCGCTGGAACCGTTGTTTCGTTTGACGTGTTGGTTGATGGTGTATTGACACAGTTTTTGTTTGAGACCATCAACGATTTGGTCATCGCTTCGGGAAATACTTCTGGAACCACAGCAGTTGAGGCTGTTACGCCATCGGAGTATCCCGATATCCCAGTCGGGTCACCACTTACACTCGTTTCAACGAGCCCGTTCATTTTTGATATGACCTTGGCTTCGCTGAGCACAAAAGGAACTGACGCAGAAACAGATGAGGAGTACTTTTCAAGAGGCGCAACGTTTCTCGGCTCTTTGAATAAGTCACTTGCAACAGCCTCACAAATGACGGACTATATAGCCACCACCTATCCAACTGTCGCAAGATTTAAGGTTTACGATTTGACGCAGGCAAAACAAACTGACGTGATTAACGCTGTTCTCGCTGCGAATACCGTGACTCTGACTACACGGTATGCGCATGAATTGAGTGTTGGCAACTCTGTTGTCGTCGCCAAGATGACAAATACCGTGTATAACGGAACATACATGGTTGTGGCAACACCAACTTCCACAACTTTTACTTATTCAAGAACCAATGCCGACATCGCTTCCGCAGCGACGACCGTAGGGCATGTGTATCTTGCCAACGGAATGCAATTTGCAACTGCAAATGTTGGTGGCGCCGTGTCGGTATCAATGTGTGATTCCGAAGGTGAACCGATATCCGTCGCACAAAAGTTGATAATTGAAGAAGATTTGGAACTCAAGACAGTTGCTGGCTTGAAAATTTATATGCACGATACGCATACTTTTGCTGTCGATGTTGCTATTTCTGTAAAAACACTAGCAAATTTTTCTACTGCGTCCGTTTCGCTTGCTGTTTCTAAAGTAGTTGAGGATTACCTTTCTATTAACGGATGGGATTTTGAATCTTCCATTGACCAAAGAAAATTGAGTGCGATGGCAGCAAAAGTTGACGGTGTGTCCTATGTGGTTTCTGTTGTGTCAACGCTTCCGTCTGCGGTACCCTTACTTGCAACGGCTGCTGGCGGTGATATAACACTCCTGCAAAAAGGAGCGATACCTATCGGTAATTGCACGACTACGGCTACATGACATGACCGTAGTTAATTACATTGATGAATCAGAAAGAATATTCAGGGAGCCTGTTGCCTTCGCTCAGTTGAGCGATTTGTGGCGTGCCGAAGGTGGGCTTTCTTTGTCCCCTAGCACGACCGTATATCAGGATTCAGAATACGGGTCTTTACTGGCAAACGGCGATATTTCGGGGTCCGTGTACTTCAATGATTGGTTGAACCCCGCAACAGACATTCCTTCACAATTTTCGGTTTCTGGTGCCACAGATTTGAACGATGACATTGTGTCTTTTGTTTGGGTTCGTGCTACAAAAAATTGTGTTTTGCGAATGAGAAATATCAGGACAGTGGCTACATATAACACAGCAACTGGCAATTACGAACTGTCCACCGATGCAAACGACAGGGTTGTGGGAGAATGGGGAACCCTGCACTATCTGCTCGGCGTACAGGACGAGCCGACATGGAAACTATTACGGGCGAGAATGCTGGCTTTGACAGACGACGGAAATGATGTTCGCTATGCCATGGGGTTTGAAATTGAAATCGTTTTTGATTCGGTTGCGGGGGATGTGAACATCTCTCGTCCGACTATCACCATGTTGGGTGATGCGTTTGAAAACGAGTTTCTTTTAGAATGTGTTCCGTTGTTGCCAAACTTGTTGCTAGAAAACGATTTTGCAGACCCGACGACGAATTCTGTGCAGTTTCCTTTGATTCGTTTATTTGATGTCATGACACATTCGTTGACAAAGGTTCAAGAAACCTTAAAATCTTTCATTTATAGAAATGAAAGTCAAGGTTTTGAGGAATCGGAGATTGAAACATATAATGCCCTCATCTCACCGATATTGATAGATAGATTAGACCAATTGAAGTGGTTGGCTCAGTTCAGGGGGCGAGAACTTATTGTAACTTTTGAGCCATCCACTGAGGGCGAAGAGTGGACAGAATTTGTTTTGGACAGCGCAACTTCCGGTGTTTTGGATTCAACTTCTGTAATTGCGACGTCAGAAACATCAGTTGGTGGACTTTCTGGCGGTGTTGCTGCGTTCTTTAAATGGCAGGTAGAAAACGGATACTACGGTCATAACGCGGGAACTATTACTGCAATGGTTGAAGCGATAAAACTTTTGTTGGATGGCGACAAAACAGTAAATTATACGGTTGGTGTGAATACGGTTGCATTCCAAACCAAAATAGGTCAAACTTATGGCTCTAGTGGTTTGTCGGTCGGTCAATCAAACCCGAATGTTTTGCTGGTGCTTGAACCTGCGCGACCACTGGGGCTCATAGTAACCCACGAACTAATATCTTAAATGTTTCCTCACCGTCCTGTGGGAAAGTATCGTGTAAAATTGTGTTATCCCGAAGAAGGGTGGTGCAATGTCTGACGACGATGCGAAGCAAGAGCAAATGATGCAAGATATTCAGAATTCCATCAAAAACGCCTTGCCAGACAAAATCGTCACAAATTACATCATCATCGCAGAAGTTGCCGATGAAGAGACCCAAAATCTTCACTTAGCCGTTTCTCAAACCATGACACCATGGCTTGCTTACGGGATGCTTCACTCGGCAAGCGGAATGCTTGCCGAAGGTGAAGTTGATTTTGCTAATCCAGAAGAATCAGAAGATAACGAATAGTTAAGGGAGTAACGATGAACAGCAACGTAAAAGCAAACTTGGGTGACCAAGCAGTAAAGGGAGCAGCGCTAGGCGTTCTTGCGTATGCCGCAGATAAGGCTGGTTTGAGCACGGAAGCCGTGGCGGTTCTTATGCCCGTCGCCTTGACAGCCCTCGCGTGGCTTTCCACGAAAATTGGCGACAAAACGACCACCGCCCTATTTCAGGCAGCACAAGCAGCGATTAACGAACACGGCAAGAAAAAGAAGTAACTTCCCTACCACTACATCTGTTTTCCTTTATAATAAGACACAGGTTTTGTGTCGAGGTAACAAATGCTGGCTGGTAGATATAACATCATATGCGACCAAGGTTCTACCTTTGTGCGTGAGATTGAGTTGATGGATTCTGATGAATCACCGTACAATCTCACTGGTTACACGGCGAGAATGCAGGTGCGTCGGGAGGTTGATTCGTCCGGCAGCCCCTTGATTGGGG